GAGAGTGTGTAACGCCGTCATAAACAGACATGAAATCCTCCTATGAGAAAGTAGGGGCCGAAGCCCCTACACTCAGTTCGGGTTAAGAACAACCGCGAAGCAGCGGAGAACACAGTCCGTAGGTGCAGCCGTATTGATCAGCAAGTCGATGGTGTCATCCGACGTACCAACAATGATCGGTGCTCCGAGACCGTTACCAGCAGCCCATGACCAACCGAGAGCGTTCGACGCAACGTCGTTACCAAAAGCGTTGGCAGCAGCAGGCGAACCGCCCGTGAAACCAAAGTCAAAGGTAGCCGTCGTGTTGGTCGTTTCCGCTTCTGTTACCTGAAACCCAGCGTGAAGGACAACAGAGTTGGCCGGAAGCTGAACTACCTGAAGCGTATCAGCCGCAGCAAGCGCCGTAACGCCAGCCGCTGAACGAGCCGCAACGATGGTAGTGAAGTCAAGTTCGACTTCAATATAAGAGATTCGATTACCACCATACGCGGGGTAATCGGCTGTACCCTTATTGAACCCGTAGGAGTCCGTATAAGCAACCATTTTTAGTCCTCCTTACGAGAAGCTGACGACGGATTCGACGAGAGCTTCTGGCTTCACCACTTTGTAGCCATACACTTGCAGGCCACGGATGATGTCACCGAACGTCGTTTCCGAGCGGATGGTTTCCATCTCAGTCATCTGAGAAGCGAAAGTAAAGCCCATCTTGGTACCAGCAATGATGCTGTACTTCGTGCTGGACGTAACTTTCAAGTTGTGGCTGACGTAGATCGTGAAGCGATCAATCATGCCGAGACGACCGTTGCGGAGCGGAGACTGGCTGTCGCCGGTAAGCGAAGCGTCTTTCAATTCCGACTTCTTGATCAAGCCAGCCATGCGAGCAGGGATGATAAGGAAGCGGTTCTGCTCTGGGCAGTTGGCTTCGTCAAGAACGGTGCCCATGTCAACGACAAGGTCCGTAACTGAAGTCGTACCACCTGAACCGTCTTTAGAAACGGTAAGCGGCGAACCAGTCGTGCCAAGGTTGAACGCACCAGATACCGCGCCAGCAGTTGCGCCTTTGTTGGTCGCAGCAATATCTGGCAGGATGTCGGTCAGAACACGTTGGTCGATCTTGATCTTCATCTGCTCGGAAGCATCTTTAGACCACATATCCATCAACTTAACGTCTGACTGAACACGATCAATGTCGTCTTCAACGCAAGCGAAGTATTCGCCTTTGTCGATAACAAGCTGAAGTTTCGGCTTGTCAGGGTTTTCGACAACAAGGCTCTGACCTTTGACATAGTCACGGATCGTGATGTTCGGGATAGTACGGATGTTAACCGTATCACCCTGATTCTTGATCTCGCCTTCGTAGTCGGTATTAGCGATAGCCGCGAGGACCGTCGCATCGTAGAAGTTTTCAATAAGCTTGCCTGACCAAATCTCAGGGATAAAGTTCCCCGAATAATTTGGGCGGCCAGCAGAGACTGGAAAAGACATGGACTAGCTCCACTTAACCTGTTGCGACTATGCGATTTTCCCGCTGTGCAGCGAAAATATCGCGTTCAATTCGGTCGCGTTCGGATTCCTTACCTCGATAAACTCCCTTACGAACATCGTCGAAGAACTTTTGAATGTCCTTCGGAGAGTACGTTTTGGTCTGATCCTTCGATGGAGCACCGTTTCCACGACCTCTACCCGGAGCAACTTGTTTATCAAGTTCGGACGCCGCTGCGCCCCGAGGTGGTTGAGCAACTTGTTGACCATTCATTCCCTGCCAAGCATTGAAGAAATTTGCGACTCGGTATGCGTCCATGCTCCGTTGAGCATCTTCAAGATAGGACTGCCGCGTAACCCCGGTCAGCGGGTCTACTTCCATGAGCCAATCTAGAAAGCCCTGATCTGCATTGATATCCCGCCAGTTGGGGATCTTTGTAGATAGTTCTGCCCAGAATGACTGCTCAGATGATAGCGCCTGCTTCTGTGCAACCTGTTCGACACGAGGAAGAACATTGACCTGCATCTGCCGGACCATATGTTCCAATTCCGCGATCTTATTGTCGCGGGCTGTCAGTGATTCTTCGGACACACGTCGCATGACCTCAATAGAATCACCGTATTCCTCAACGTCTTTGTCGGTTATCAACTTTCTATCAGCGGCAACAGCTGGAGCCGAAGGCGTAGATAGAGTTGAAAGCAACTGCTCCATCTGGGTAAGTCGTTGGTTCAACTGTTGATTCTCAGCACGAAGCCGTACTGTATCAGCGTTGTACATACCCTGAAGTGTTTTATACCGTTTCTCGTAAGTCTCCTCGTTATCCTTGTTACCCGTAGTCTTTTGCTCGTTAAGTACGGGTGCAGCTGCAGTATCTTCGGCACTGTCGGTTTGCTGAACACTCTCTTGCGTCTGACCTTCTGGCTCTACAGCAACTTCAGTAGTTCCAGTTTGGGTCTTCTGCTCTTCAAAGTGTTTGGCTACCACCTCAGACTGACGACGAATCTGCTCAGGTATGGTCATAGAACGCTCCTCTCGGTGTGCGTGGTTAAATGGCTGCTATCTTTTGCGAGATTCTGCTGCCATATCAGGGGCATTTTGCACTAGTTTATATATCTCTGTCAACACTTGGCAACGCCCTTGAGCCAAGTGAACAGCATCTGGTCCAACATAAGGTAGCTGATCTATCTCACGTTGCCGCCATTCAGTTATCCACTCAAGAATAGCTGGATGGGACCGAGAGATAGAAGCCCATTGTTGAAGAAGCTCTGGAGTGGGACGAATCAAGCAGCACCGCCCTGTGGGCGCGCAATCGCTGCGCTCATACCACCGGCAGCATTACCAGCTTGATCGACTGTTGCACCTTGAGGTTGTTGTGGTTGCGCTGCTTTCTGAGCCATCTGCACCCTATCAACATACCCAAGTTTTTCACGTGATGGGACAATCTCATCAACTGGCATTTGCAGACCTTTGGCAATCTCACGGAGAATCGCTGCACGCCCATCTTTACCAATGATGCTCATGTCTACTTCGTTAGCGGTGGCATTAAGGAACTCAACGCGACGAAGGTTAACTGTTTCTTTAACTGCTAGGTTAACTGCACCACGTGGGATAATTTGCGCATCGCCCTTAATCGACTCATCCGCATCGTAGCGCATATTGTATACAAACTGCCGCTCAACAACTGGCATAATAATGTCGTTATCAATGTGCATCACAACTTGGCGAATACCCTTACCAGCTGAACCCATAAGCATGGACAGCCCCGATGCGGTACGACCCGCGCCCTTAACATCTACGTCGCCATAAATATAAGACGGTATGCCTGAGTGATCGTCAGCCAAACGGCTAAACCGTTCATAAACAGCCATTAGCGTATTGGCATTATCGTTAGGCTGATTAAACCGTACGGCTGGAGCCGACCCGCCTAGTGGGTCATTAAGGACCTGCCAAATCTTCCATGGGTGCATCTGGGTAATATCCTCATTAGGAGGAATACGTTCCAGATTGACCTCGACCTGTGGGCCAGAAGCAATACCCATGTTGTTGACAAGCGAACGAGCCGCTGCATTACATATATTCTGTAGGTCTTCTATGATCTCAGGAATGCCACGGCCCCAAAATGCACCGGGAGTCTTAATGAAAGATGTTTTAGCGTAAGGCTTTTCACCTAACGGATCGTAATTCAAAATTGCTTTGATAACGTAGTTACCAACAAGCCATATGTTAGCATCATACTCGCGCGCTTCATCAGGCACATCTTCCTCAGACATACCCCATTCACGAAGCATAGCACCGCTGACTTTACCCCAGAACTCAAGTGCGTCGAACATATCCGTTGGACGCATCTCGGTATAGAACTTACGTTCTTCTTCCTCACGCTGCTGAGTAATGGTCTCCGCAACCCAAGATTGACCCGGACCGATCTCCAACACCTTACGAATAGCCTGATCATCGTAACCGGGAACGCCAATCAAGTCGGCTAAAGAAGTACGACTCAGCTGGTGATGTTCAAAAAGATACCCGTCATTGATCCGAGTGATACCCGGTTCTGGGTAAATACTGAAAGGACTTACCCTCTCAAATTCCGGTGCAAGCCTCTCGCTCGCTTCGACAATAGTCTTACCATCTGGACTCTTCGCCCATCCCAAGTGTCGCTGGCGACGGACAATAGGCCCCTTAACAAAAGCGCAAGGGAAAGTGACAAGATCAGTAATGAACTCATTGAAAGCCTCCGACCAACCGCCTTGGGCAAATTGATCGTCGATCTTAATCTTCATTTTGTCAACACGCATTTGTGCCGACTGTAATGTACGGAAACGTAACTCTTGTGAAACAACTTCTTTTAATTCAAGCAGTTCGGTCTTAGTAGGGGCCATACCAGTTGCTTGAATAATTTCAACAACTTGCTCAGCAAAGGCTACTTGTAATTCTTGGCTACTCTCAGGTGACAGTTCTGGAATAGGTGTCGGCACCATATCCCACGGAGGTGATCCATTATCCATAAGGATATCACGAAGCCAACTCTCTGCTGCACGGCACTTTACTTCCGTAAGCATCATGTAAACTTCGGACCCACCTTGCTGCTGGATCGCATTCAATTTATCTGCTTCATACTCACCATTGCGCTGCCGCATGGCTTTAAGCATGATATGTCCGATTGGTTCCCGTGCAATACGCGCGGCATCCCAACATTCTTTTAAATAAGCAGAAAGTCCTAATATAACAGAATCTTGCTGTCGCGCTTGTAGCTCTTGTTCCATGCGTTCGCGTTCAGCTTTATCAAGCTGTTGATTATTCACAACGCGAAGAAGACCAAGTCCAGCCATATTAATCTCACACTACTCTTACACAGTTGGAACGTCAACAGGATCTCTCGGCCATTGAACGCTCGTTACTGACGCGATGAACGCATCAATATCCGTGGTTGCTTCCAGATCTGTGATCGCTAACTGACAGGTTGTCCGCACAGCTTCACGATAGGATGTCCAGTCAGCCGGAACGGCGGTGCCATCTTCCTGCTTGCGGATGATGAGCCAATCGCTCGGCAGCAACATTGTGTAAGCTGTTTGCTTAAACTGCGCTGTCCAAGTTGTTTTAAGTCCGGCTAGGTCTTTCGGGATAGCAGTCCAGCTACCGTCATCATTAGGCCCGCTAACCCAATAAAATCTGTCGTCAGGCCTTGGTTGCTCAACAACTTCTGTAATGCCAATCGCTGCGCGTTCTTCTGGCGTTGCTAGGCGTAGCCAGTTGGCAGGATATGCTGTGCCATCGTGTTCAAAGGGTGTGTCAAGCGGTAGGATGCGTCCGTCAAGTAAAAACATTATCGTGCCCTACTGATTTTAAAGGGGTTTT